GCTAAACATAAAGCTTACATTTTAGATGGTGTTAAGTTTAGAAATGACAATAACCACTTGGTGCCCATCGATGGTATTCATTTTGAATTTATAGAATTACCAATAGAAAGGTATGTCATTCCAAATTTTCGTGCCTTTGGAAAAAATTTTTTAAGGGAAGAGGTGATATTGTCTGAATATCTTTATACATACATCTTGTCTTATCTTAAGGTTTTACCCGATGAGCCACGAAATTTTTTAGCAATTAATTCCTTTGTGATTCAATATCTCAATATTTTTCCCTCAGATTTGATTGACGGTACCGTTAAATTTTATATGTATAAGAATTCAAGTAGAAACTTACCAAATCCTGGAGTCAGCGTAGTTGCTTGTGCTCTCAGGGTTACTATGAACTCGAGTTCTTTATATGTTAAACCGGTTACTGTTTCTATTGACCCGGGTTTTTATAGGTATAACGGGAACTGGGCAATAGTTAAAAGTTCAGGGTTTTATTTTGACGTTGGTCTAGATGACAGGCTTGAGCGAATCGGTTTTAATACGTCATTACCCTTGTTGGAGAGTGATTACAATAAACGTTTGTTATTTTGTTTCTCTCCTATTAAAGCGTTTCAAACTTATGGTAAGTGTGCTTTGAACGTTATTTTTGCACTCAGCAGGTATTTTAAATCTGAAGATACTGAAGAGTTAAGAGTGCAAAATCAGTTTTCCGCCCTTTCTGGGATTTATCAGTCCCACATTGAGCCTTTAGCTACCCTTTGTGGTGCTAGTTGTGTAAATGATGGGGCTGATTTAGTTTTAAATTCCAAGAAAGTATACAAAAATAAAGTTTTACGTAAGTTTGTATATTCTTACACAATTCCTAACATTAATAGTCATTACTCAACTTCAACCTTCCTTAGAACTTTGGATGGAATTGTTGTTGAAAGAAATATTTTTGATTTGATTTTAAAATTGTATGAGTCAATGCTATGTTTATTGGGAGAGATTTGGAATTTTATTTTAGTTGTTATATATTCCCCAGTGTATTTTTATTTGGATACTTATACAGTTTTGTCACACTATGTAAGATTACCGCACCCAAAACGTGATTTGTATATTTCATATGTTGACAAAATTGAGTATTTCAATAAAATTTTACACAATGATGGGGGTTTTAAGAGTAAGTTTAAATGGGAGTATGGTAAAGTTGGCAAAGTTGGTAGGCTATATGCTACTGGAGAGTGGCTTGCATTGGCAGATTATATTTCTGTTGATTGTTTAAAATTTCTCTTTAAGAAAGAAATCGTAGTTGGTTCTTTTTTGAAGGATTTTCGGCTTATCACTTTTTCAT